ATTTCAACCCCGATGACTTTGAGGAGATCCTCGCTGCTGATGACCTGCCGTGGGATACGGAGCCGGAACAGCCGAAGGAGCAGCCCAAGAAGAAAGCGACTCCGAAGAAAAAGCCGGAACAGACAGCCCTTTCCCCTGACGATCTGATCCGTGTGGTGACACAGAAAATCAAGAAAGACCGCAGCAACAAGGAAAAGGTGCTTGCTCTGCTGAAATCCTATGGAGCAACGAAAGTCAGTGACGTTCCTGCGGACAAGTACGAAGCGTTCCTTACCGATTTGTCGCAGCTTTAAACGGAGGTGTTGCAATGCCGGATACTCATGCTCTTTTGAGCGCATCCAGTTCAAAACAGTGGCTGCATTGTCCGCCGTCAGTCCGCTTGCAGGAGGGTTTTCCAAATGAAAGTTCAGTCTATGCTGCTGAGGGCACGTTTGCCCACGAGATCTGCGAATACAAGGTGAAAAAGTATCTGCACCAACGTGTAAAACGCCCGCAGTCCGAAGAATACGACACGGAGGAGATCGAGCAGATAACGGATATATACGCTGAATTCGTCATTTCAATCATTGAGAAGATGAAAGAAAATGGCTGCGAGCCGCTTGCCTTTGTGGAGGAGCGTGTGGATTACAGTCACATTGCCCCTTCCGGCTTCGGTACGGCAGATATGCTCATCATCGGCAAGGATGAGAACGGCAAAGGACTGCTTCATGTATGTGATTTCAAGACGGGCAAAGGCGTGTTTGTGGACGCAGACCACAACAGCCAGATGATGCTCTATGCGCTCGGAGGTTTAGCCGCCTATGGCTTTTTGTATGATATTGAGATCGTACGTATGAGCATCATTCAGCCCCGCCTTGACAATATATCTACATTTGAATGCAGCGTGCGGGAACTGGAAGAATGGGGCGAAAGCATTAGACCCATTGCCAAACTCGCATATGAGGGCAAGGGTGAGCAAAAGCCCGGTGACTGGTGTCGTTTCTGCCGTGCAAAGCCTGTATGTAAGGCTTGCGCCGATGAAGCGCTTGCCTTGTGTCGTGAGGATTTCCTCGACCTTGATGCCGGAGCGTTCGATACTGCGGAAGAAAGCGACACGACTGCACCCTATGAAGCAGATACACATACCGCCGTTTTCAAGCAACCGGGACTTATCCCAATCAGTGAGCTTGCGGAGATTCTGCCCACGCTGAACAGGATTTCCTCATGGATAGAAGCGGTATTTGCTTTCGTTTCATCAGAAGCAATCAACCACGGCGTACCTATTCCAGGCTACAAGGTGGTTGAAGGACGCAGCAAGCGTATATTCACAGACACAAAGGCAGTGGTCGATACAGCTGTTCAGAATGGTTACACCGACCTTTACAAGCAAACGCTCATCACGCTTACGGAATTTGAGAAGATGATGGGCAAAAAGAAATTCAATGAGCTGCTCGGTGAGTATGTGGCAAAGCCCCCCCGGAAAGCTGGCACTTGTGTTGGAGAGTGATCCGAGAGAGCCTGTCGATCTTACAACACCAAGTCAGGAGTTTTCTATCCTTCCTGACGAAGAATAAAATTTTTGGAGGTATTCATATGGCAACTAATAACACAGCACCCATAACCAAAGTTATCGTTCCCTGCCGCATTTCCTTTGCGAATATCTGGGAGGCAAAGTCGATCAATGGCAGCGAGGAAAAGTTTTCCGTTTCCTGCCTGATTTCCAAGGACGACAAAGCAACCCTCGTCAAGATAAAGAAAGCAATCGAGGCTGCAAAGGAAGCAGCAAAGGAAAAGAAGTGGAACGGCAAAATTCCGCCCAATCTCAAAATGCCCATGCACGACGGCGATATTGACCGCCCAGACGATGGGAACTACACAGGTCATTTCTTCTTCAACGCTACATCTAAGGACGCTCCGCAGATCGTTGACCGCAAGGTTCAGCCGATTCTTGACCCGATGGAGTGCGGCAGCGGCGACTACTGCAATGTAAGCGTGAATTTCTACGGCTTTGCGGCATCCGGCAATAAGGGAATCGCAGCAGGTCTCCAGAACATCCAGCTTGTCCGTCATGGTGAGCGTCTTGCAGGCAGACCTACCGCAGCATCCGACTTCGTGGAGATCGAGGGCGCGGACGAAGATATTATGGACGATGATGATATGGATTTCCTGAACTGAATGACTAAGGGAGACGTTTCTCCCTTTTACATACACAAGGTGGTGATTTTATTGAGCAGACGTGTACTTTCAATCGATTTAGAAACGTATAGCGATGTAGATCTCGTAAACTGCGGTGTTTATAGATATGTTGAGGGTGACTTTCATATTCTGCTGTTTGCTTACGCTTTTGATGATGAAGATGTGCAGTGTATTGATCTTGCCTGTGGTGAGAAATTGCCGCAGGAAGTTGTGAATGCAATTTTTGATGACAATATTATAAAATCTGCATGGAACGCACAATTTGAGCGGACTTGCTTATCAAAGTATTTCGGAACACAGCTTTCGCCGGATTCATGGCAATGCACAATGGTCTGGGCAGCGAGTTTATCGCTTCCGCTAAAATTAAAACTTGCGGCACAGGTGTTAAAAACAGGAGAACAAAAAGATGATGCAGGTGAACGGTTGATTCGATATTTCTCTATTCCATGCAAGCCCACAAAATCCAATAGCGGCAGGACGAGAAATCTTCCCGAACACGCTCCAGAGGACTGGCAGACTTTCAAAAGCTATTGCATTCAGGATGTGCGGACAGAACGTGACATTCGTAAACGGTTAGAGAGTTTTCCAATGTTACCGCAGGAATGGGATTACTACCACATGGATCAGCGAATTAATGACCGTGGTGTACTAATTGATAAAGAACTGGTACAGCAGGCTATCATCTGCGACATGATGCTGTCCGAAGAAATGACGAAAAGAGCCTATGCTTTGACTGGTCTTGAAAACCCAAATTCCGTATCACAGTTGAAAAAATGGCTTGATGAACGTGGAATATCCGTTGATTCACTTGGCAAGAAAGATGTTGCATCACTCATCGCTGATCTGGACAAGCACAGTATCGATTCCGAAGCTCTTGATATGATGAAGCTGAGATTACAGATGGCGAAATCCTCCGTCAAAAAGTATCAGGCGGCAGAACGTTGTATTTGCAATGATGGCAGAGCGCATGGGTTATTCCAATTTTCCGGTGCAAATAGAACCCAACGTTGGGCTGGGCGTTTAATTCAATTACAAAATCTGCCTCAGAACCATATCTCTACGCTTGATGAAGCAAGAGAGCTTGTAAAAATGGGCTGTTTCGATATGATTGAAACGCTCTACGGCAACACGCCGGACATTCTGTCGCAACTTATCCGCACCATGCTCATTCCGAAAGAGGGCTGCGAATTTATCGTAGCAGACTTTAGTGCTATAGAAGCTCGTGTACTTGCGTGGCTTGCCGGAGAACAATGGCGGCTGGATGCTTTTCAGCGTGGTGAGGATATCTATTGTGCATCGGCATCAGAGATGTTTGGAGTGCCGGTAGTGAAGCATGGGATTAACGGAGAATTGCGCCAGCGCGGAAAGGTTGCCGAGCTTGCCTGTATCGCAGAGGGACAGCTTGTTCTGACCAATTACGGCTTAGTGCCAATTGAAAATGTAACAACAGACATGAAAGTCTGGGACGGAGAGGAGTGGGTACAACATGATGGTGTCGTATTCAAAGGAGAAAGAGAAGTTATCACTTATGACGGACTTACAGCAACCCCCGACCATCTCGTCTGGGTTGAGGGTAAACATTCCCCGATACGCTTTGAAAATGCCGCCAGAAGCGGAGCGCATCTCATACAAACCGGAGATGGTAGGATTTCAATACGGATGGGCGAAAATTGTAAATTCAGAATTCCGATGGGTAACAAATTGTCGATGTTATGTGGAAGTAGAATGTGCAGATTGTGGCAAGAGAAGATGGACAGATTATTATGCTCTCCGACGTGGAAAACCGAAGCATTGTCCAGAATGCAAAAAAGTTCCAAAGTGGCTGAGGTTTCGCCTAAAAGTGGCAAAGCATCGTTGCGACAATCCAAACGATCCCACATACAAAAATTATGGTGGACGTGGCATTCGATTCGATTTTCCAAGTGTGCAAGCAGCAGGTATGTGGATTATCAAAAATTTAGGGATCCCAGAGAGGGAGCTGGAATTAGATCGCATCGATTGCAACGGAGATTATGCACCAGGCAATATTCGATTTGTTACAAAACAAGTCAATGTAGGAAACAGAAGAATTACAGTTTTAAGCAGATTCGAGCAAAAATACTGGCCTTACTCGTATCATGTAGTTTGCAGGAAATTAACGCAAGGTATGACAAGAGAAGCTATTATAGAAGAGGCAAAGAAGGCTGTAATAGAACATCGATCCGGATGGAAGCTGATAAGTGCAAGGCTCGACTTTATGACATACGAAATGCCGGACGACATCATCGTTTTACCGTATCGGGAAAACTTGTCCACAACTGCGGATATGGGGGCGCAAGCGGCGCATTGATCTCAATGGGTGCATTGGATATGGGACTGAAAGAATCGGAACTGCCCGACATTATTTCCTCTTGGCGTGAAGCAAACCCAAATATTGTGAAATTCTGGTATGCCGTAGAGAAAGCGGCAATTGAGACGGTAAAAGATCACAATGATAGAACGGTTGGGCGAATCGGGTTCCAGTTCTCAGCAAATACACTCTGGATCGTGTTACCGTCAGGACGCAGACTTGCATATATCAAGCCGAAGCTACAGCCGAACCGTTTCGGTCGCATGTCACTTACCTTTGAGGGACTTGGAGCAAACAACAAGTGGACGCGTGGTGAGACCTACAGCGGCAAGCTGACAGAGAACATCACTCAGGCAACTGCCCGTGACCTGCTTGCAGAAGCTATACGTCGCATGGAGCTTGCAGGACTGGATATTGTCGGTCATGTGCATGATGAGGTGATATTGGAAGTACCGAAGGACAGTATCACCGTTGACGAGGTATGTGGCATTATGAATCATAATCCGAAGTGGGCTGACGGCTTACCGCTTTCCTCCGCAGGATATACAGGGAACTACTATTTCAAGGACTAAGGCGAATTTTTAGTACAACGCAACGAAAGGAATTAAGCATATGAGCAGAACGTACAAAGACCGAAAGGGCTATAAATCAAGAAAAAGGCAGAATAATCGCATGAACATCCTCAACCACAGCCGTGGCTCTTATGAGGATTACGATCACACCGATCAGGAGCTGTATGTGTACGACCAGTGCTGCGAAAACTGCTGTTACTGCGGATATTGCTGTCATACACCGTATCCGTCTGGGTGGTGCGAAAATTGGAATGACGGAGGTTATCGTTGAGAGAATATGTTGTCGAGAACGAGTTTGTGAAGGCAGTTAAAGCCGCCGGAGGTGCAGCGTACAAGCTTACATCACAGACAGCAAACGGACTGCCGGACCGACTTGTTCTGTTCTTCCCTGCAAAAACGGTATTCGTAGAACTGAAAGCACCGGGAAAAATGATGCGTCCGCTTCAAAGGAAAAGGCGGTATCAGCTCATGAAATTGGGATTTCCGGTCCTGTGCATTGACCGCATAGAACAGGTACAGCCATGCATTGAAGCAATATTAAGCTGGACTCCCGGTACAACCTTTCCGGAGGGTATCGGGGCGAAAATTCCTGATCTGGAAGTGGTAATGTTGCCTGCGGATATGGACGATTTCGGAGAGATACTTGAACCGATAGATCCGGACTATCTTGCAGAGTTCTATGAACTGGGTGAGGATGGTGATTATAATCAGTAAATTTATTGATTTGACAGGAAGGAGATTCGGAAAGTTACTGGTACTCAAAATTGACGAAAGCACTTCCGATGATTTAAAGAATTGCTCCTGGATTTGTCAATGCGATTGTGGCAATCAGATAATTGAAACAGGTCGCAATTTAAGACGGGGTCACAAAAAATCTTGTGGATGCTTACGAAGTCCACACGGATATTCACAGACACCAGAATATAGTTCATATCAAAAAATGATTAACAGGTGCTATAATCCTGATTTTGAAAAATATCAGTACTACGGCGGTCGAGGGATAAAAGTTTGCGAAAGATGGTTTAATGATATAAATGCGTTTATGGAGGATATGGGAAAAATGCCATCTCCCGAATGGTCATTAGATCGAATTGATGTCAATAAGGATTATTCCCCTGAGAATTGTCGCTGGGCTAATAAGTATACTCAAGCCCGAAATAAGAGGGTGCAAGCCCGATCGAGAACAGGCGTTACTGGGGTAGTTCCTGGAAATGGTGGATATGTTGCGACCTTGAGGTGTAATGGACACCTAAATTATCTTGGAACATTCTCAACAGTTGAAGAAGCGCAGATTGCAAGAAAAGTAGCTGAAGAAAAATATTGGAAGGATGGTGATACATCTTGAAGTTTATACCACACGACTATCAACGATACTGTATCAATTATATCGAAAGTCATCCAATCTCAGTGCTTCTGCTAGATTGTGGACTTGGTAAGACAGTTATCACGCTTACGGCTATTCGCAATCTAATGCTTGACTATCTGAAAGTTTCAAAAGTTCTTGTAATTGCGCCCCTTAGAGTAACAGCAGTATGGAAAACTGAAATCGAAAAATGGGATCACTTGAAGAATCTTGATGTATCAGTTGTAGTTGGATCTGTAAAAGAGCGAACAGCATCATTAAACTGCAACGCCCTTATTTACGCAGTAAATAGAGAGAATGTCAAATGGATCGTGGAGTATTATGAGAAAAATGGTATGCGCTGGGATTTTGATATGGTTGTGATTGATGAACTGTCATCCTTTAAAAATCATAAGTCACAACGCTTCAAATGGCTACGGAAAGTACGACCGTTTGTATGCCGTTGGGTCGGACTTACAGCTACCCCCACAAGTAATGGTCTTATGGAACTTTGGAGTGAAATCGGCATCCTTGACGGCGGCGAACGGCTCGGACGGTTTATCGGCAGATTCAGAGAATCCTATTTCAAGCCAAGCAGTATGAATCCATCAACCGGTGTTGTGTTCTCCTATGTTCCCCGACCCGGAGCAGAACAGCAGATCTATGAGAAAATTTCGGATATCACAATTTCCATGAAAGCACTTGACTATCTGGATATGCCGGAGTGTATCTTCGTTAATCACGAGGTTGAGATGAATGCTGCGGAGCGAAAACTGTATGATCAGCTAAAGCATGATCTCATTATTCCTCTGAAAGACGGAGATATTGATGCTGCCAACGCAACTTCTCTCTCCAACAAACTGCTCCAGATGGCGAACGGTGCTGTGTATGACGAAAACAAAGAAGTACGTCCGATCCACAGCCGTAAGCTGGAAATGCTGGAAGATCTTATCGAATCCGCCAATGGTCAGCCTGTGTTGATCGCATACTGGTTCAAGCATGACAGGGCAAGAATTATGGAGCATTTATCGTCCTGCGGCTATGCTCCAAGGGATATTAAATCGTCCGAGGATATTCAGCAGTGGAATGAGAGGAAGATTGCTGTTGCTCTCATACATCCAGCATCGGCAGGACATGGTTTGAATATCCAGTCCGGCGGTCATATCCTGATTTGGTACGGACTCACATGGAGTCTGGAACTGTATCAGCAGACCAATGCAAGGCTATGGCGACAGGGACAAAAATCGACAGTCACCATTCATCATATTGTCTGTAAAGATACAGTCGATGAGGATGTTCTTGCTGCTCTCGCCAATAAAGATGTCACGCAGGAAAAGCTCATCGCAGCGGTCAAAGCTTGTCTTTGAAATGACGACAATTTGGCGACAAATAGTTACGTCACAAAAGTTACAGAAAATGCTGCAAAACGGTTACGCCCGTTCCGGCAGCTAACGGAGGTGAAATTTATGGCTCGTAAAAACAGACGAATGAAAAACGAATATCGCAAGGGACTCGGCTTTGATCCGAGGAAGTATATCACGGCATCGGCACAGCATACGCCTTCACTTTATCAGTTCAAGGTAGACAGCAGGATTCCACAGCGGGGTGAAGTATGGTTTGCAGACCTCGGCAGACATCCTAACAGCAGTGTACAAGGCGGATGCCGTCCTGTTATTATCCTCTCCAATAACATTGGCAACGCCCATGCAGACACGGTAAACATTGTGCCAATGACAAGACATCTGAAAAAGCCGGAGCTGCCTTGTCACAAGGAGATCAGTCCTGATGACATCACAGACAAGCAACAGCTTCTTGAGACGTCCATGATCCTTGCAGAGCAGATTACAACAATAAGCAAGTATGCTCTGCGGAATTATGCCGGAAGAATCACAGATTCTGGCGTGCTGTCACGAATTGAGCAGTCCGTTGCTTCACAGCTTGGAATAGAAACGCTCATCAAGAAGAAGGAGGAAAACCCATGCCAGTCAATTTCGTAAACATCCCCGATGCTCTGAAACAAAATGCATCGTTTTGTGTGTGGAAAATGGAGAAACGCAGCGGCAGACCTACTAAAGTGCCGTATAACCCCAAAACCGGAAACATGGCGAAAACTAACGATCCCTCTACTTTCGCTGACTTCAACACAGCAATGAAAGCCTACGCTATAGGCGGCTGGGACGGTATCGGCTACAGAGTTTCCGAGGGTATCGGTGCGATCGACATAGACCACTGTATCCGTGAAGATGGTTCACTCAACGATGTCGCAGCATCCATTCTCGGCATTTTCTCTACTGCATATTTTGAGAAATCTCCCTCCGGAACAGGTCTGCGTGGTTTCTTCAAGCTATCCCCGGACTTTGCCTATGATAAGACCGTTTACTACATCAACAACCGAAAGCATGGTCTGGAGGTCTATCTGCCGGGAACAACGAACCGCTTTGTGACGGTAACAGGTAATGTCTACCGCAGCGGTACTGTTGAACGAGATGACGATGCTCTCAAAACAGCCCTTGATACATTTATGAAGCGCAGCATCCGTATATCTGCGAAAACTATCGAAGCTGCGTCATATCTGGACGATGACGGTGTCATCGCTCATGCTTTAGCATCGGAATCCGGCGATAAATTTAAAGCACTCTATGAGGGCAGATGGGAAGAAGGCTACAACTCCCAGTCCGATGCGGATATGGCGTTTGTGTCCATGCTCTGTTTCTGGTGTGGCAACGTCGAGGAGCAGATCGACCGTATCTTCCGCAGCTCAGGTCTTATGCGTGACAAGTGGGATCGCAAGACTGGTGATGCTACCTATGGGCAGATCACGATCCGCAATGCTGTCGCTACCAATTCAGCAATCTACACTCCGATTGCTGATTCTTCTGCCGAGGATGATTTTGACTCTCTCGATGATGAGACTTTGGAAGAACACGCAAGTTTCCGTCCTGACCTCTCCCGCATTACACTCACACTTGATGAGATGCAGCCTCATACAAACCCACGTTACCAGCGTGATGAGATCGGCATCGGTAACGCTTTCGCCGACTTCTTCAAGCCCATTGCAAGATTTAACGGTGACCGCAATGTCTGGTATGTCTATGACGGCAATGTCTGGCAGCCGGACGAGAACGCCCTCGCTGTAGCGGAGCTTGCAAAGTATCTTGCAGACCTGCTGTATACTTTTGCACTGCAGATTAGGGATGAGGACACTCGCAACCGCTATATCAAACGAGTACAGAAGCTCCAGATGCGGAAGAATCGGAAAACGATGATAGAGGATGCAAAATCAGTACACCCGATCAGAATGTCTGCGTTCGATGCGAATGTCTATCTGCTGAATCTTGAAAACGGCACGCTTGACCTGAAAACTATGATATTCCATGAACATGACCCGAATGATTTTATTACAAAAATCAGCCACATCAATTATGATCCGAATGCCATCTGTCCCAGATGGGAACAGTTTGTTGACGAAGTTATGGTCGGACGAAAGAATGTAGCTCGCTATCTTCAGAAGGCGATCGGCTACTCGCTGTCTGGTGACACATCTCTGGAATGTCTCTTTATTATGTTCGGTCCTACAACCAGAAACGGCAAGACCACCACCATCGAAACGATCCTGCGTGTTATGGGGGAATACGGTCGTTCTGCAAAGCCGGATATGCTTGCTACAAACTATTTCCGTGGACAGTCCAACGGCTCCTCGGATGATGTCGCTCGCCTTGCGGGTGCGAGATTTGTAGGCATTTCCGAAATGGAGCAGAAGCTCACCATCAATGCCTCTCTGACAAAGCAGCTCACCGGTAATGGATCTATTACAGCTCGTTTTCTGTACGAGGGCTATTTTGAGTTCCATATGCAGGCGAAGATCTTCATAGATACCAACCATCTGCCCAATGTCACTGACCGTACTCTGTTTGAATCCGGCAGACTGAAAATCATTCCGTTCACCCGGCATTTTGAGGATCACGAGCAGGATAAGACGCTGAAGACTACACTGATGCAGCCGGAAAACCTTTCCGGCATCCTGAACTGGTGCATCGAAGGGTATCGACTGTATAAGGCGGAGGGACTTGATGAGCCGGAAGAAGTGAAGGCTGCGACTGAGGAGTATCGTGTGGAATCCGACCGTATTGCCCAGTTTATGCGGCAGTGCTTGAAAAAGGAAAAGGGCTCGGAGATCAAGGCTTCCGCTGTTTACAGTCACTACAAGACGTGGTGCAGCGACAATGGATGCAAGTATGAGAGTTCTCAGAATTTCTATAAGCGGCTCTCTTTGGAGTACCTGATTGTCAAACGCAGACCGTGGAAACAGACTACGACCGGCAACATGAATCCGCTGTCACTTGTAAACGATGCCGCTTGGGTAAGCGGCGAAGAGCCGGGAATGGATCTCGTGCCTTTGGACGATGAATAGTGATTGACCTACGGTCGATGAATAAGCTGAAAAGTGCCTATCTTCTTATGTTTTCTATTATATATTTATACTATATTCTTTTATATGTAGCAAATGTAGCAAATGAATATATAAATATTACTATAAAGAAGAATATAGGAAAAGTTATGTAATGGAATGCTACAAGTGCTACAGGAATAAGAAAAGTGAAGTAATATCGATAAATAACTGTGGACATCTGTTGCAAATGCCTACTTTGTGACTGCTACAAGCGTGGCATGGGCAACAGGTGTCAAGGTATGGAGGTAAAGATAATGAGAATTATTACAAGCGAACAGGTATCCGCAGGACATCCCGACAAGATCTGTGACCAGATCGCTGATGCTATCGTGACCGACTGCCTGAAAAACGATAAGAGCAGCCGTGTCGCTATTGAGTGCCTTTTCAAGAACAGAAATCTCATCATCGCCGGTGAACTGACAAGCACACATGAGCCGGATTACAAGGCGCTGGTACAGCAAGTGTTCGACCGCATCAATGGCAATGGCAGTGATGATGCCGGACTTGACTACAAGCTGGATTTCACCGCCGATGATCTGGATATTGCTGTTCTGGTAGATCGCCAAAGCAGTGACATTGCTCTCGGTGTGAATACAGGCGGTGCAGGAGATCAAGGTATGTGTTACGGTTATGCTACAAATGAAACGCCGGAGCTGCTCCCGATCCCGTATGTGCTTGCCACAAGATTTCTGGAACATCTCAAAGCCTATCCCTGCCGTATGCTGAAAGCAGATGCAAAGGCGCAGGTCAGCTTCGACTATGACAGCGGTCGCATTACCACCTTCCTCTGCTCGGTGCAGCATACGCATGATGTGAATGTCGAGGATTTCAGGCCCATCATCGAAAACATCATGATTCGCACAGCAACAGAATACGGACTGAACGCCGACTTTGCAAAGCTTGTCAATCCGACCGGCAGATTTGTTCTTGGCAGCTCGTTTGCGGACTGCGGTGTGACCGGACGCAAGCTCGCCTGCGATACCTACGGTGGCATCGGACACATCGGCGGCGGTGCGATGTCCGGCAAGGATCCGTCAAAGGTTGACCGCAGTGGTGCGTATACCGCGAGAAAGATTGCAAGGGATATTGTTAGCGCCGGATATGCGGATAAGGCAGAGGTGCAGATTGCATACGCTATTGGTGTTGCGGAGCCTGTGAGCGTGTATGTGGAGACCTTCGGCACGGAGCATCAGGACAAGGAGTTCATCAATCAGTTTGTCCGTGAGAACTATGACCTTACGCCGAGAGGTATCATTGAAAACCTGCGTCTGCTGGATGTGGATTATAACACTGTTTCCGCATACGGACACTTCGGAAAACGGGGGGCTTCCGTGGGAGAAATAAAATATTTCTAAAAAACTTTTGAAACGATACCCACAAAACACCCCCCTGAAACGGTATATAGTAGGAGGCGATGTTCAGAGCCGATCAACCACATATTTATTAAAACCATCTGCGACACTGACAGCCCAATTTCTATAATTCAATACAAAAATCTGACAGGAGGAGAAGCCAATGCCCAGCAGACCAAAGACACCATGCCGACATCCCGGATGTGCAGCGCTCGTTCCCTACGGTACGAAGTATTGTGACAAGCATCGTTCTCTCCATCCGGAGGACACACGCTCCGCAGACAGCCGAGGCTACGGCAGGGCATGGAACAAAGCACGCAAGCGTTACCTTGAAACGCATCCTCTATGCGTGGAGTGCATGAAGCGTGGACGCTATGTTAAGGCGACTGATGTGGATCACATCAAACCGCATCGAGGCGACAAGATACTCTTTTGGAATCAAAGCAACTGGCAAAGCCTCTGTCATTCTTGTCACAGCATAAAGACACGAAACGAGGATCACACCCCTGAGTACAAATACTGACCATTTGAACTTGCAGTACGATTGTGACTCAGGGGCATATCTATAGGGGGCTGAGGCAGCCGCCGGGGGCGGGTTCGCTTTTACAGGCGAAAGCAAACAGAAGACCGTCGCCCCCTCTCGTGTGAAAATTCGCAAATTTGAAGGATCCCGGGGCATGGGATCCTGCTAATGGTGGGAGTTTCCGATTTGCAACACCAGCAGAAATGTAGAATTTCCGCACCTTTCCCATTATCACCGTGGAAAACTACACACTGTTAAACAGCATGCGTTTCGTTAATTTTCAGTACGAAAAAAAGGTGGTTTTTCACGCAAAAAACAATAAAAACGGCACTTTTTTAGCACTTAACCGCATTTTTCCTTGCAGTCTTGGCGGAGCCCCTTGTGGATACCGCTAACCGCATAACATCGACAGTTTTGAGGTGATACAGTTGACCGAATCTCAAAAATTACAGGTGCGGGCAATGCGTATGCAGGGCATCGGATACAGAGCTATTGCAAAGGCTCTCGGACTTAAAATCAATCAGGTGCAGCTCTTCTGCAAGGCTCACGGTCTTTCTGGTTCCGCTGACCTTGTGAAACTGAATTACCCCATCTGGTGTGAACAGAATAACCACTGTATCTTCTGCGGCAGAAAACTTCAGCAGCCGACAACTGGCAGACGCAGACGCTTCTGTTCCGGAAGCTGTCGTACAAAATACTGCGTTATGAAGAAATCGGAAGCCCCTGAAAAAGAAATGGAGGACTGACTATGCACATTGCAGCCTTATGCCTGACATACATGATGCTCGTTATCCTGATTCATGCGATCTGGATAACATCAATCATCAAGTCTGATGGCAAATGCCACTATAACGACTGCGGTCACTGTCCGTATGACGGCTGGTGTCCAATACAGGAGGGAGATACACATGGAAACAAGTAACAGCAGAACAGCGGGGGCGGTTATTGCACCGAAGACAAACGATGAGATCAATCACCCTGCCCACTATACCGCCGGCGGCATCGAGGTCATCGACTTCCTCGAAGCGTGGGACTTACCTTTCCACCTTGCGAACGCGATAAAATATATCTGCCGCGCAGGTAGGAAAGATAAGAACAAGACCTCAGAGGACCTTCGCAAGGCAATCTGGTATATCAACCGCTACATTGACTTTCTCCTAAAATCGGGTCAGAAATAGGAAAAAACAAATTCATTAGGAGAAAGAATAGGAGAAAGGCACATGACTCTTACAGAAAACTTCATCCGTGAAGCAATACACCTCGACAGCGGTGCTGAGATCATGTACGGCACTGATGAGGTATATGATACTTACCCATGCCGCATTCCAACTGTGGAATTTCAGCTCATAGCAACGGACGCACTTGTCGAGGTCGCTGACTGTATCCGCCTTGAAAAGGGATACAAGCCCATGCACCCGAGAGACGGCAGGACCGATGATGTAGACACTGACGGTTTCTATGACTTCTACATTGGCATATCAAAACTGCCGAACGAAAGTGTAGATGTACAGCTTGACAGCAGCATCACCTTCATTGTTGTCAATTCCGATTCCGATGATAACGAGGATATGTACGGCATCGAGCTGACAGACTCTGAAGTTGAATATGTGCTGGCTGTACTTGAACAGCAATGCAGGAAGTATGAGAGCAAGACTTGTGCGCAACTACTTGATGAAGCAGAGAGGGAGATGATAAATTGAGAATTATCAAACGGAACGGATGTGAAGTTCCCTATGACTGCGAAAAGATAAGAGCCGCAATTACAGCGGCGAATGCAGAGGTTGATGATAAAATCAGCGATACTGTTATCGGCTTTATTGTCGGGAATGTAGAAAAGCGGTGTGAAGCCCTTGCAAGACCTGTCCATGTCGAAGAAGTCCAGGACATGGTACTCGATGAACTTGACAATGCCGAAGCGTACAAACTTGCACGCCATTACAGCGAATACAGACTGCTGCATGAACAGCAGCGCAGGATGAATACCACGGACGGAAAGATCCTGAGCCTGCTCGAACGCAATAATGAGGAAGCCAAACAGGAAAACGCCAACAAGAACCCGATCATCAACAGCACACTCCGGGACTATATGGCGGGTGAGGTCAGCAGAGACATCTGCCGTCGATTTCTCTTTCCGGAGGATATTATCTCTGCCCATGATGATGGTATCATTCATTTACACGATCTGGACTACATCGCAGAACCGATGCACAACTGCTTTAGTGGAGCCACTCGTTTCATAACCGATAGAGGTATACGACAGTTCAAGGAGTTTCATGATGGTGACTCTGTATATGTTAAAGATTTGAATGGAGATCTCAGACTTGCTACCATTCACACATACGGAAAGAGAAAAATGCAGAAAGTAACTCTTCAAAACTGCCGTATGGAAAGAACAGTAGTATGCACAGCAGACCACAGATGGCTACTAAAGGACGGCACGGTTACAACATCACTAAAAGTTGGCGATGTTCTAATCGGACTTAAAGATTCAACCGGATATACGATAAACAGCTACGAAGAGGCATTTGCTTTCTGTATTGGTTTCATTGTCGGAGACGGCTGCGATCATTCTCAAGAAGGATGGTGCGGACAGACACAGGTGCGCCTATGCGGAAGAAAAAATGTCTACAAATGGATTTTCGACATGGCGGGTTTTTCATCATATCAGATTAGAGAAAACGGTGACCATTTAATGCGACTTCGTGGAAAGCTGAAACAGGATTTTTTGAATGGTAAGGGATGGCGGTTTATGCCTGTTCACCTAAAGGCATTAGCTTTTAAGGGATATTATGCAGCCGATGGTGCGATTAACTCAAATCGTGCATCAACATGCGATGAACGTATAATGGAATTCATTGAGGAAACTTCAGGCATAGCGGGATTCTACATTTCGAGTAGAAGCACAACCGTTCGAGATACACTGTACAAAGATAATCACAAGCTAACCACATACCATTTTGTAAAATATAATCCCGTTAATCAAATGTGGAAAGTAAAATCTATCGAATCCTATAATCATCGTTCCAAAATGCTCTGCTACTGTGTTGAGGAACCAGTAACGCATAGTTTCACATTGGATGGTGGTATTGTGACTGGGAACTGCTGCCTTGTCAATCTGGAAGATATGCTCCAGAACGGTACGGTGGTATCCGGCACGATGATCGAAAAGCCGCACAGCTTTTCCACTGCCTGCAATATCGCAACGCAGATCATTGCGCAGGTGGCATCAAACCAGTATGGCGGGCAGACAATTTCTCTTGCACACCTTGCTCCTTTTGTGGATATCAGCCGACAAAAAATCAGAGCAGAGATATTCGAGGATGTAAACTGCGATTGCGGATGTAAGCTGAGTGACGAAGAACTGGATCATATCGTGGAAAAGCGTGTGCACCGGGAAGTCAAGCGTGGGGTGCAGACCATTCAGTATCAGATAAATACACTGCTCACGACCAATGGACAAACGCCTTTCGTGACGGTATTCATGTATCTCGATGAAGTTCCGGAAGGACAGACCCGCGATGACCTTGCAATGATTATCGAGGAGACTCTGCTCCAACGCATTGAAGGTGTCAAGAACGAGAAAGGCGTGTGGATCACACCGGCTTTTCCGAAGCTGATCTATGTTCTCGATGAGGACAATATTTCTTCGGAATCAAAATATTACTATTTGACAGAACTTGCGGCAAGATGTACAGCAAAAAGAATGGTTCCCGACTATATCTCCGCCAAAGTTATGAAAAAGCTGAAAGGTGATGTGTACGCCTGCATGGGCTGCCGATCATTCCTCACGCCGTCTGATGAACACAAGTATTACGGCAGATTCAATCATGGCGTTACCACGATAAACCTTGTTGATGTCGCTTGCTCTTCCGGCGGTGATGAAGACAAGTTCTGGCAGCTACTCGATGAACGCTGTGAACTGTGTTTTAAGGCTCTGATGTGTCGCCACAACCGTCTGAAAGATACGCCGTCCGATGTTGCTCCGATTTTATGGCAGAACGGTGCGCTTGCCCGACTCGGAAATGGTGAAGTCATTGATGATCTGCTGTATCACAATTACAGTACGATCTCACTCGGCTATGCCGGAATCGCAGAAATGACCTACCGCATGAAAGGCCGCTCCCATACAGAGCCGAAGGGAAAAGAATTTGCACTTGCTGTAATGCGATTTCTGAACGATAAGTGCAAGAGTTGGCGTGAGAAAACCGGCATCAGTTTCTCGCTGTATGGCACGCCAATGGAAAGCGTCACCTACAAATTTGCACAGTGCTTACAGCGGCGATTCGGTATCATTCCTCATGTAACGGACAAAAGCTACATCACCAACAGCTATCATGTTCATGTGACTGAGCCGATCGATGCGTTCAGCAAGCTGAAATTTGAAGCGGAATTTCAGGAATTATCTCCCGGCGGTGCGATAAGCTATGTGGAGGTTCCGAATCTCCAAAACAATATCCCTGCGGTACTGTCGGTCATGGAATTTATCTATGAGAATATAATGTATGCCGAGCTGAACACGAAATCAGATTACTGTCAAGCCTGCGGATTTGACGGCGAAATCGGCATTGTTGAGGAGGACGGCAAGCTGATATGGAAGTGTCCCAACTGCGGAAATCGTGACCAGCGGACAATGAATGTATGTCGGCGAACCTGCGGCTATCTCGGCACGCAATACTGGAATCAGGGCAGAACCGCTGAAATCAAGGATCGGGTGATGCACCTGTGAATTACTGTGGTTTGAAGAAAACGGATATCGCCAACGGTGAGGGTGTGCGTGTATCGTTATTTGTCTCCGGCTGTCGGAATCACTGTGTCGGCTGCCATAACCCCGAAGCGTGGGATTTTTCCTACGGTCAGCCGTTCACGATAGAAACAGAAAATGAGATCATTGAAGCCCTGCGTCCTTCATGGATTCAGGGACTTTCTGTTCTCGGCGGTGAGCCGTGTGAAGAAGAAAATAAAAAAGTATTGATTCCGTTTCTGAAACGAGTCCGTGAGAAATTGTCGGAGAAAGATATCTGGCTGTACAGCGGATACACTTACGAGCTGCTGCAAAGCGATGAAATCTTGCAGTATATAGATGTACTGGTAGACGGTCCGTTTCTCTTGGAGCAGAAAGACATCTCACTTGCTTTTCGGGGAAGCAGGAATCAGCGGATCATTAAATTGAAAAATGGAGGTATGAGATGAAAACAGCAGAACTGCGAATGATTCCTGTCTCGGAGCTGAAGCCTGCGGAATACAATCCAAGAAAAAAGCTGAAGCCCGGCGACAAGGAATACGAAAAAATCAAAAACAGCATCGAGGAATTCGGATTTGCCGATCCGCTTGTTGTCAATGCGGACATGACCATCATAGGAGGACATCAAAGATTATCAGTGGCGATGGCACTCGGCTACACTGATGTGCCCTGTGCGGTGGTCGATGTAGATAAAGTCCGCGAAAAAGCGCTGAATATTGCGCTTAACAAGATCACGGGAGCATGGGATGAAAACATGTTGGCTGAACTGCTTGAAGATATCCAGAACAGTAATTTTGACCTCGGCAAGACCGGATTTGATCCGCCGGAGATCGAACAGCTTTTCAATCAGGTGCATGACAAGCAGGTCAAAGAGGACGGATTTGACGTTGACGAGGAACTGAAAAAGCCGACCTTCTCCAAGCCCGGCGACATATGGTATCTGGGACGGCATCGTGTTATCTGCGGCGACAGCACTGTTGCGGAGACATACACAAAACTGATGAACGGGCAAAAAGCAAATCTCGTCCTGACTGATCCGCCTTACAATGTGGACGTTGAGGAGACTGCCGGTAAGATCATGAACGACAACATGAGCGACGGCGATTTCTATAATTTCCTGCTTGCCGCCTATAAATGTATGCACGAGAGTCTTGCCGATGACGGTAGCATTTATGTGTGGCACGCCGATACCGAGGGGCTGAACTTCCGAAAGGCTTTCAAGGACGCAGGATTCCAGCTTTCCGGCTGCTGTATCTGGAAGAAGAATTCACTGGTTCTCGGCAGGAGTCCGTATCAGTGGATCCATGAACCGTGCCTGTTCGGCTGGAAGCAGAAAGGCAAGCACCAGTGGTATTCCGATCGAAAGCAGACTACTGTCTGGGAATACGACAAGCCCAAGAGCAGCCCGGATCACCCGACTACAAAGCCGATCACACTCATGGCATATCCAATCAAAAACAGCACCATGACAAACGGCGTCGTCCTCGACCCGTTCCTCGGAAGCGGCTCAACGCTGATCGCCTGCTGTGAAACCGACCGCATTTGCCGGGGTATCGAGCTTGATCCTAAATTTGTGGATGTCATTGTTAATCGTTTCCGCAGTTGGTGCGAGGAAAAACAGACTGTAGCTGATGTATATGTCATTCGTGACGGTCAGAAGTTGACCTACGAGGAAGCCCTTGCAGAAATGCCGCAGGACGGTGATGTCAATGAATGAGCAGAAACCTATACTTCATGTAGTCAGCTTTAGTGGAGGTAAGGACTCAACAGCCATGCTTCTTAAAATGCTGGAACTTGGTATGCAGATTGATGTGGTATTATTTTGTGATACCGGTCTGGAATTTTCACAGCTTTATGAGCATATGCACAAAGTCGAGGAAAATACAGGCATAAAGATAACAACTGTTAAGAGCGATTACAGTTATGAATACCTTATGTTCGACAAGTCCATCAAGCGTAAAAAGCCGGAATTGCAAGGCAAGACCGGATTTAGCTGGGCAGGTCCGCTGATGCGGTGGTGTACCAATCTTCTGAAAACAGTACCTCGTGAGAAATATCTCCGTGAGCTGAAAAAGAAGTACGATGTGATCGAATACATCGGCATTGCCGCTGACGAAACGGAGCGTATCACTCACAAATGTAACAGCCGTCCCAACGTCCGCCTGCCGCTTGTAGAATGGGGCATGACCGAAGCAGACTGTCTTGCTTACTGCAAAGAGCACGGCTACGACTGGGGCGGACTGTATGAAAAATTCGGACGTGTATCCTGTTGGTGCTGTCCCCTGCAGCCGTTATCGGAACTGCGGATTCTCTATTATGACTTCCCCGATCTCTGGAAACAGCTCAGAGAATGGGACAATAAAACATGGCGCACTTTCAAGCCCGGATGGTCAGTCCGGCAGCTTGAGGTGCGCTTTGATTTTGAAAAAGAGTGGCAGAACTGCGGAAAACAGCGCGGCACTAAGGAGTTCCGCAAAGAGCTGAAAAAGAGATTGGAGGGTGTTAATGAATGATGTAAAATGTGAATTGTATCACGATAATTTTCAAAATCACCGCCGATACAATTTAGCTCCTGCACAACTCATCATTGCGGATATTCCGTACAACATTGGAACTGATTTCTACGCAAGCCGTCCTGAGTGGTATGTGGACGGCGACAATCAAAACGGCGAAAGTGAAAAAGCACACAAAGCGGCGTTCAATACGGATTACAGCTTTAATATTGCGGAATTCATGCACTTTGCGTCCCGACTGCTCAAAAAAGAGCCGTCCAAAGGCGAAAAGGACGCTCCCTGTATGATAGTTTTCTGTGCATTTCAGCAGATACCCTTGATATTGAATCAAGCTGAAAAATACGGCTTCAAAAAATATCAGTTTTTGGTGTTCACAAAGAAAAGTTCACCGCAGGTGCTAAAGGCAAATATGCGAATCGTTGGAGCAACAGAATATGCCCTTGTTCTCTATCGGAATAAACTGCCGAAGTTCCGAAATACCGACGCGGACGGTAAGCGGCACATGATCCTCGACCACTTCAATTGGGAGCGTGACGGCAAAGAGATCCCGAAAATACATCCAAGCCAGAAACCGATCACTGTGCTGAAACGCCTGATCGAAATATTCACCGATCCGGGTGACGTGGTGATCGATCCCTGCGCCGGTTCAGGCTCTGCACTCAGAGCCGCAAGAGAACTGGGGCGGCATAGCTACGGATTTGAAGTAAGCAAGGAATTTTACACAAAAGCCTGTAAGCAGATGCTTGCAGAGAACAGCGGAGGGAATGAAAATGAATGAAATTGCAATCGTTGTCAGTTATGACAATGAAAAACCGACAGTCAGCGGTCGTGAGCTGCACAAGGCTCTCGAAATAGAAACACCGTACAGAATATGGTTTCCGAGAATGTGCGAATATGGGTTTACAGAAAACATCGACTATACCCCGTACAAATTTGTACACCCCCAGAATCATCAGGAAACAACCGACCACCAACTCACTATCGACATGGCAAAAGAGCTGTGCATGATTCAGCGGACAGAAATCGGCAAGAGATGCCGTGAATATTTTCTGCGCATCGAGCAGCAGTGGAACAGCCCGGAAGCTGTCATGGCGCGAGCCTTGCAGTTTGCGAATCAGCGATTGGAGCTTATCATGGAGCAGAACAGTCAACTGCTTGAAAAGAGTGTTGTGCAGGAAAAACTGATCGAGGAAATGCAGCCGAAAGTAAGCTACTGCGATATTGTGCTGAACTGCAAAGAACTTGTTACTGTAAACTCCATTGCTAAAGACTATGGCAAATCGGCTGTCTGGCTGAACAAGTGGCTGCACGAGCATGGTATTCAGTACAAGCAGGGCGAGGTTTGGCTGCTGTATCAGAAATATGCGGGTAAGGGCTATGTCAAATCCAAAACGACCACATTTATCGGAACTGACGGCGGTCAGCACGCAAAATCGCATACTTACTGGACGCAACGGGGCAGGATTTTCCTTTACGAGCTGCTGAAGGAAAACGGCATACTGCCGCTGATCGAGCAGAACCATGACGAAGCGTGAATGTGCGGTCATAACCGCTTACACAGATATTTCCATGCTGCAAGGCAGTGATCTTAAATATCTGTACGACTATCTGTCGGGACTTATCGGCAGACCGATCTATTCCCATGAAATCCCCACGGTTTGTATGCAGTTCAAGGAGCAGATCAGGAAAGATTTTATCGATCTGTGCAGGAATGCAGCCGATGAGTGATCTTATAAAAAGTATCGGCTACGACCAAGGCGAGATCCTTCGCAACATTCTAAAACTCCATGTGCCGGAGGGAAAGATCGACTGTGATCCGACTTTCAGCACTGGGGCTTTCTACAACGGAACAGGCATTGCTATTCCGCTGTACCGATTTGATATTTCTCCGCAGCGGAGCGATGTAGTACAAGCAGATGCCCGAAATCTTCCGCTTGCAGACAGCAGTATTTCCTGCATGATGCTCGATCCGCCGTTTTTAGCGACAAAGGGGAAATCACTGAGAAGCGGTAAAGGCAATATCATCAACAGACGTTTCGGTGTATATCCTGATGAGAAGAGTCTGCATCGGTGTTATGAGGAGATGCTTGCGGAAGCGTACAGAGTACTGAAACCGGACGGCATTCTGATCTTCAAGTGTCAGGATAAGGTCAGCAGCGGCAAGCAGTATATGAGTCATGTGTATATCATAAACGAGGCGGTACGGATAGGCTTTTACCCAAAAGACTTGTTTATCTTGCTTGCAAAAAGCCGTCTGGTAGCCGGTTGGCAAAGAAATCAAAAACATAGCCGAAAGTATCATAGTTACTTTCTGGTATTTCAGAAAAATAACAGGCGTATTGAGTACGTCTGAGTTTGGAGGTAAAATGGAACAGAATAAACTGACGCTTGGCAGCCTGTTTGACGGCTCGGGCGGATTTCCACTTGGCGGCATTCTTGCCGGAATAGAGCCGATTTTCGCATCAGAAATTGAACCTTTTCCAATTCTAGTCACGCACAAACGACTGCCGGGCGTAAAGCACTACGGCGATGTATCCAAACTCAGCGGCACAGAGTTGCCACCGGTGGATATCATCACGTTCGGCAGTCCATGTTTTCCAGAGGGTACTCTTGTACTGACTGATGAAGGGTATATGCCAATTGAAGAAGTTACAGTTGGTATGAAGGTTCTCACACATAAGGGGAGATGGAAAACCGTAACTGCTGCCGGTGCAAAATACGGAGAGACTGTTCTACTAAAGGGTAACCACTATGGCTTGGAATGCACAAAAAACCATCCGATTTACAGCAGCGGTGAAAAAAAGTTTTTTCCCCAGCTTGGAAATGGAAAACGAGGAAATTACACACTGTTGACTGATAAAAAAGAGTGGGTAGCGGCAGAGCAGATGAAAGGTAGACTGTGGGCAGTTCCACATCATATCGATAGTCTGCCTATTGCCTCGCCTGTGTATTCAGGCTCATGGCGACAGAAAACCATGCCAGAACTGTCAGACAGCTTGTTCTATTTTGTTGGCAGATGGCTCGGTGACGGATGGGTATGCAACGGTCAGCGATCAGGTCGTCCTGCAGGAGAAACTTACGGTAAAATATATCTGTGTGATTCTCTCGATAAAGAAAACGAACTGATCAGTACAGTTCGTACAGTTACCAAGAGGTATACGGTCTGCCATGAAAAAAGTATAGTCAAGGTATCATTTGTCTCACAGGTTTTTGCTGAATGGCTGACAGATAATTTTGGTGAGTATGCATCAGGCAAAAGAATGCCCGGATGGGCGTTTGGTATGCCGTTCTCCTATAAACAGAGCTTGCTGAAAGGTATCATTGATTCTGACGGAAGTCCCGTTGCCGGAAAAGATAACTGTCACAGAATCTCAACTATCAGCAAAGCTCTTGCAGAAAGTGTCCGCCTTCTTGCAGAAGGTCTGGGATACTCAACAACTGTTTTTAAGAGCGTAGTCGATAAAACAAAGAAAATCGAAGGTAGGATCGTAAATCAGCATGACTACTATACTGTAGCAGTGACGAAAGAAGGCAGGCGGAAACATCTGACAGACAGTTTACACGGCTGGTATCGAGTGCGGAGCGTATATCCGACTCATAAAGCAAAAGTTGTATACAATCTGACTGTGCAAGATGACAACAGCTATATCGCAGATGGTATCGTTGTTCATAACTGTCAGGACCTGTCTATCGCCGGAAAACGTGCAGGAATTCACGGCAATCGGTCAGGATTGTTCTTTCAAGCAATCAGAATCATCAAAGAAATGAGGAATGCTACAAATGGCAAATATCCAAGATACGCAATCTACGAAAATGTCCTTGGTGCCTTCTCCTCAAACGGAGGAAATGATTTCAAAGCTGTCCTCGAAGCAGTTATCGGAGTTAAAGAAGAAGGGATCGAGGTGCCTCCGCCTAAGAATCACCGATGGCCGAAAGCGGACGTATATCTGGGAGACGGATGGAGCGTGGCTTACCGAGTTTTCGACGCTCAATACTGGGGCGTCCCCCAGCGAAGATCAAGAATCTACCTTGTCGCAGATTTTGCTGGCGGAAGTGCCGGAGAAGTATTATTTAAGTCCGAGGGCGTGTCTGGGTATACTCCGCAGAGCTTCCGTTCGTGGGAAGGAGCTGCCGGAGGTGCTGAAGAAAGCTCTGGAACGGCAGGCAGGCGGTCTGACGCTGGAGATAGAACCTACTGCCTGAATACACAAGGCAACAGCGGTGTTGGCATCACCGAAGGCAAGTCGCTCGCATTAGTCTCGCAAGACCATGGCAATCATCCGGCGGTACTTCATGCCGCAGGCTTCTCCACGGAACACAGCGCAAAGGCGCGGAGTATCGGCTATGAGGAAGAAGTATCTCCGACTTTGAGAGCCGGTGTTGTTCCGGCAGCGCTTTCCGTGGAAAATCATCCGACAGACGGTCGGGTGAAGATCCGTGAGGATAACACCTGCCAGACACTTTGCAGCAGAGCCGGGACAGGCGGCAACAATGTACCGCTTGTGGCTGAACCAATCACGCTGAAAATACGCTGCGGTAAACCGGGTGGTGGGAAAGGAGCGCAGGTCACTTATGATAAGTCATCAACATTGTCAACAAACAACGACCAGACGCTATTTCAGCCCGAAATAAAGGCATTCGGTGTATGCAGTAAGCATTCCAATGCGATGATGTCGGACAACCCGCACAGCGGTTTTTATGAAGCGACCACAAGCAGAACCCTTGACCAGAGCGGCGGAAACAGCGTCACATCGAATCAGGGCGGAATCTGTGTGGTTGCACCTGCGCCAGAAACCTACGATGTACGTTTCACATCGGACGGCACGAAAAACGCAAGAGGTCACTGCTATCCTACAGAAATCTCACGCTGTCTCGATACAAGCGAAAGCAATCCCGACAGCAACCACGGCGGTGTATGCGTGGTCGCTCTCGAACCCGGTGCGGCATCGAGAGTCGGCGGTCATATCTACAGCGACGGTAAATCCGGTACGCTCCGAGCCAATGCAGGAGATAATCAGCAAGCTGTCATGATGCCGGAGACTTATTCGCTGCAAGGCTCGATGATAGGTCGTGCAGATAAAAACGGCCCGCAGGGTGACGGTATTAATAAAGATGTGTGCTTTACCTTAAACTGTGCAGATCATCACGCAGTTGCGGCACCGGCTGATTCCTCCTATACAATATCCCGTGACAATCACTTCGCTGTTGCCGAAGATGTATCTGTAACGGCAGTGGCAAGAGGTCCTGCAACTGTGGCGCACCCGGAAGCCGACCACTACAGCACAAGCAAAAATTCTCATCACACCGTTGCCGCACATGAACAGGCAAATACACTGGTCGCATCGGACTGGAAAGATCCTCCGCTTGTCAACGATACGCCCAATCAAGAACCGGCATACATCGTCCGCAGGCTAACTCCGGTGGAATGTGCAAGATTGCAGGGCTTTCCCGACTGGTGGTGTTCTGATCTCGCAATTTCCGATCCTTCTGATGATGAAATTGCATTCTGGACGGAAGTCTGGGAAACTTGGCGCAGCCTCACAAATCCCAATGGCAAACCAAAAACGGAAAAGCAGATCAGAAAATGGCTGGCTGATCCGTATACGGATAGTGCGGAGTATAAATTGTGGGGAAATGGAATTTCATTGCCGATAGTTTTTTTCGTTCTATCCGGTATTGTTTGGGCAGCGAATGCAGCAAATTGTGAACGAACTGATACTATGTTATTTTCCGAATTCACATAAAGTTATCATGTAGAATAATAACAGATTTCTGCCAGATATTTCGTCATATGTCACACTTGCAATCTGTGGAAAAACGAGTTAATATGTGATTACGGAAACGCCGCAGAGACGGCAAAAAAATGGAGGTAATCACATGAATATCGAATTCAATCTCACAGGTGAAGATCGCAAGAAACTGGTTAGAGCAGTCAGCGAAATAATCGGGATTCCTGCCGAATACCAGTATATGCCAACCTGTGCATACAGCATCGGCGAGCATTACACCATCACCAAAGACGGTACACTGATTATCAGCGATGATGCGGACGAAAAGGAAATCAGCAATCTGTTATCAAAGCTGGAACAGCAGGGCTATTCTGCGGCATCTGACAACGCAAAGCTTACCGTTCAGATGCCGCGGGATTCCCTTGATGAAAGAACGCTGAACAGAGTCCGTCGGATTCTTGAAAACAAGGGGGAACTTTTCAAGGCGGCATTTCAGACAGACAGCCTTGAAATAGAAATCAGCGAAAAATCGGTAGATTTCCCTTGGTTCACGGCTGAACAGGACGGCGATGCAGATGCCTACTGCACCTTTATTTCGATGCTCTGCGAATTTGCAAGAAATTTGAATCGCATCAACAACAAGCCCGATACAAGCGACAATCTAAAGTACGCATTCCGATGTTTTCTGCTGCGGATGGGTATGATCGGGACAGAGTTCAAGTCAGCAAGAAAAGTGCTGCTCCGAAATCTACCGGGAAGTTCGGCGTTCAGACATATATCGGCTTCTTGAACACCCTTGGGGCGAATTTTTAATAGAGAACGCTCCTCCACTTTACTACATTTTACCATAGAAATGCAAGTATTGCAAGTGTGTATTTACACCAGACTTTTGGCGAAATACAGCCAAAAAGATTGTGTAGTAATGGTATTGATTTATCCTCTGAAAGACGGTAATATGTTACTACCGAAAGGGAAAAAAGCCCTGAAAAACACCGAAATTACGGAGGAAAATACAATGAACGAAAAGACAAGAATCCAGATTGAGAACCTCAAGAATCAGACAATCGGAGTGGAGATTGAGATGAACCACATCACCAGAAAAAAGGCCGCACAGGTTGCCGCCGACTTCTTCGGAACAGGCAGATTTGAGGATACGGCAAGAAGAAACGGCTACTACACTTGGTCGGCTTGGGATTCGCAGGGCAGAGAATGGAAGTTCCAGCGGGATGTTTCAATAGCAGGTCCCGACAGCGAAAAGTGCGAGCTGGTAACTCCGATACTTCACTACGAGGACATCGAAATCTTGCAGGAGCTTGTGAGAAAACTTCGCAAGGCAGGAGCAGTCAGCCACGCAGGAATAGGGGCTGGGGTTCATTGCCACATCGGAGCAAAAGGACACACCCCGCAGAGCCTCAGAAACCTTGCCAACATCATGGCAAGCCACGAAAGGCTGATCGCCGACGCTTTGAAAATAGACCAAGGCAGAATCAACCGCTACTGCCGAACGGTAAACCCCACTTTTATAGAACAGCTCAACAAGAAAAAGCCTTCCACAATGGCACAGCTTGCGGACATCTGGTACACGACAAACAACGCAGACTACGGCAGAAATCAACACTACAACGACAGTAGATATCATATGCTGAATTACCATGCAGTATTTACAAAATCCACAATCGAATTTAGGTGCTTTAACTTCGACAAGCCTGCTGATGGCAAGAAAAACGGACTTCATGCAGGACAGCTCAAGAGTTGGATTCAGCTTTGCCTTGCACTTTCTGAAATGGCAAAAGAGGTCAGAACGGCAAGCCCTAAGCCACAGCAAACCGAAAATCCGAAATTCGCAATGCGGACTTGGCTGATACGGCTTGGCATGGTTGGCGAGGAATTCGCTACGGCAAGGGATTTTCTTACAAAAAAACCTCGACGGCAATGCCGCATGGAGATACGGAACATAACGCAAAGGGACAGCCTTTTGCAACCTTAAAATGCCGCCTACGGGCGGCTTAGGGTGGTGAAAGGGTATTCCTTTCGGAAAGGAAGTATCACGATGAAAAAATATTATCTTGCCTACGGTTCAAACCTTAACATTCAGCAGATGAAGTACCGCTGCCCCGATGCAAAGCCTATCGGCACGACATTCATCAAGGGCTACGAACTGCTGTTCAAAGGCTCGAAAACAGGCTCTTACCTCACCATTGAAAAGGCTGAAAAATCCAAAGTTCCCGTTGCTGTCTGGGAGGTTTCGGAAGCCGATGAACGCCGCCTTGATGTCTACGAGGGCTGCCCGAATTTCTACTACAAAACGGAAATGGAAGTCACCGTAAACCGCCGAAAAATCAAGGCTTTTGTGTACATCATGCACGAGGAAAGACCGATAGGAATTCCGAGCAGTTCCTACATCAGAACCTGCGTTCAGGGTTACCGTGATTTCGGTTTCCATTTGAAACATTTGAGGCTTGCATTTGATATCAGCGAAAGGGGTGCGAGAGATGAAAAGTGATATCAGAGAACCGAGATTCTGCCCGAAATGTGGATGCAGCTACACGGAGCATCCTGCACTTTCCAGAGTGGATAACGAAGCCCTAATTTGTACTGATTGCTCAACCCGTGAAGCACTTGATGCCATCGGAGTTTCCACTGAGGAACAGGAGAAAATTATCAGCATCATTCATCGAAATTACGCTGAATAATCGCCACTGAGCCGCCACGTTGCCGCACGTTCGCCGTTCTGATTTTCCTCGCAAAGTTACCCCATACGCAGAACGGCGGCACACGGCACGTTTGTGTGGCTGTTGTGGCAAGGCATAAACTACACAATTATGATGTCTGTTTTTCCTCGATATTTCATTGATTTTAGCCGCTTGATAAGTGTAAAAAACTATGGTAATATACACACAACGGCAGCGGAGAACCGCACCGAAAAAACGAATTTGGAGGAAAATCACATGAAAACAATTGAACTTTTTGAAAAGGCAATGACTGAGGGAAACGAGTTCTTCAAGGAGAACAACATAAACCCTACGCTTTTCGCAGCCTACAGACAGCAGAAGGACAGCGGTAACGAGCTGATTGACTTCTCCGAGGTTATCTGGACACAGGACATTGAGCCAATCAGCGAATTTTTCAAGGCACAGGGCATTACGGAATTTACGATTTCAAGCACCTTCAGCAGCCTGATTGAAACCCTCGCAGCCTTTGAAAAGCAGGGATTCTGCATGAACGGACTGACCGAGGTCAGGGCAAACTACACCGACTTCACCACAGGGGGAAAGAAAATTATTCCCGCATGAAACTGAGCTGAAGCAACGAGCCAAGGGGCGGAACTGCCGCCCCTGATTATCGCCCACCAGAGCCGCCACGTTTGCTCACGTTTGCTGTTTTAATTTTCTCCGCAAAGTTATCCCTTTTGCAAAACGGCGGCACACGGCGCATTTGTGGGGCTGTTGTGGCAAGGCATAAACTACACAATTATGGAGTCTTTTTTTCACGATATTTCGTTGATTTTAGCCGCTTGATAAGTGTAGAAAACTATGGTAATATACTACACAACGGAAGGCAAGAAGCCTACCAAAAAACAAATTTCAGGAGGAAACAATTATGAAATGGGAACAGGTTACAACAATGGAGCACCTTTGGAGCAACGGATGCAGCACGCAGGGTGCGGTGCTGAAATACGGCGACAAAGTTCTGGTGGCAGGGTTGACCCACAGAGGATTTGAAGCCGCCATTTACGAATTCATCGAAACGGAGGAAGAGACTGGTCTTTCCTACATCGAATGCCGTCTGAACCTTAGAACGACCGCACCGACACCCTTTGATGACGGCGGCGATGCAATGAAATGGTGCTTCGATCACCTGAACGACTAAGGCAATGGGGCTGAAAAATGCCCCTTTTCCGCTTTCTTTCAATGGTGTATATCACACAATAAAATGAGCTGATTTTCCCCGATTTTTCTGTACTTTTAGCCGCTTGCTATTATCCTCAAAAGACGGTATACTGTGTATAACGCAAGGGGGAAACCCAAGCGAATAAATTTTTGGAGGACACGAAAATGAACAAGAACATCGAGAAGGCACTGGAGAAAATCGCAATGGAAGAAAGCTACAGCATCGAGATAAGAGGAGGACTTGACGCACGTGACAACGATGAGGATGATTTCAAAGAGATCAGCGTGACAGCGCTCCAGAGAATGCTCGAAAGAGCCTACCAACTGGGCAAAAACAGCAAGTAACCAGACCGCCGAAAATCACGGCAGCCCTTCGGGGCTGTCTCTCGTACTGCCGTTTTTCGTTTCCTCCGGCAGTACAATTCCTGCCGATTTTTCGGCTTATCTTTGTGTAGATTATGATTCCAAAATGACTTGCTATCCTTGCTTTTTTATGGTAAAATACATTACAATGGAAGAGCAATCTCAATTAAAAAAATCGCCCTAAGGGGCGTTCAAAAATAACGTTTCAGACCTGATTTTTCAGGTCTTTTTTTATTCTAAAAATCTCATGAAAGGAATGATGCCGTGTGGCTGTGAGAGGAAGAAAACCCAAACCTACCGCCATGAAAGAACTGGAAGGCAATCCGGGCAAGCGACAACTAAATGCATCCGAGCCGAAGCCAGTAAAAAAAGCCCCGCCCTGCCCGAAATGGCTTGAACCCGAAGCAAAAAAGGAATGGCGCAGGCTGTCAAAGCAGCTTGAACAGATCGGCGTTCTGACCGAGGTCGATCAGGCGGCATTTGCGTCCTATTGTCAGGCATATGCCCGTTGGAAGGAAGCCGAGGAATTCATGACGCAGCACGGCACTATCGTCAAAACGAAATCCGGCTACTGGCAGCAAGTTCCGCAGGTATCCATCGCACAAACTTATCTGAAAATCATGAATAAGATCGCAGAGCAGTTCGGACTGACACCGGCGGCAAGAAGCCGTATCACTGCCGGTGCGGAGATGAAGGACGCTTCCGATGATATGGAAAAACTGCTCGGAGGTGGATAATGGCGAGAACCGCAAAAGCAAGAGAAAGACCGAAAAATTATCCGAAGCTGACAGACTACAATCCCTCACGCTTCATGCTGCCGGATTCGCACTACGATGCAGAAAAGGCAGACAGGGCTGTTCGTTTTATCGAAAACCTCTGCCATACCAAAGGTCGCTGGGCGGGTAAACCGTTCTGGCTGCTGCCTTGGCAGGAGCAGATCATACGGGATATTTTCGGTATCGTCAAGGAGGATGATACACGGCAGTTTCGGACGGTGTATGTCGAGATCCCTAAGAAAAATGGAAAACAGCTTGCATTGGATACACCTATCCCGACTCCGCAGGGATTCACCAATATGGGTGACCTGAAAGTCGGTGATACTGTATTTGACGAAAACGGTAAGCCGTGTCATGTCATTGCGAAAAGCCCTGTAGATGATACGGAACAAGCGTATAAGTTGACTTTCAAGGACGGCAGTTCGATCATTGCAGGAGAACGGCATTTGTGGAATTGCCAGTATATTTACGGAAAACGCAGAGATGTCCTGTGGACAACGGGTGAAATATATCGCCGAACGACGGAATATAGGGAACGGTTTTCTGACAGACCGCAGGCATTCAGAGATTCACTTATCAGAATCCCTGTTTGTGGTGTGCTTCAAACAACAAAGGCTGACCTTCCCGTTGATCCATACCTTTATGGCTACTGGCTCGGAAACGGCAATGCAATGAAGCCGGAGATCACGATAAGAACGGAGGATGTTGATGATGTAATATCGTTTATCCCGTATAAGCCACACAATCGTTATCCGCAGAAATGCGGCGGCAGCGAAATTGTAAAATACAATGAGCTGAAACCAATATTGCTGGATTCATTTCGTGAAAAGAGAATCAGACCTGAGTATCTGAGAGCATCAGAACCTCAGCGATGGACGCTCCTACAGGGGTTAATGGATTCAGATGGCTGCATAGGTGAGCGTAAGGGTCAAAGTGTATATGTTACCACATTGCAGGATCTTGCGCTATCTGTCCGAGAACTGCTGTGGTCACTCGGAATCAAAAACGCAGTCAAATGCGAACCTTCTACGCGGCATGGTTGGCCTACCGGCGAAATACTGTATATCATTCGTTTCACCACTTTCGATAATCAGCCAACAACAAGACTGATAAGAAAAGGTGTAAGATCACGCATGAGGACAAGAGATACACGTTCCTGCTATCATTATCTGCTGGATATTCAACCTTTGGATTATCCTGTGAAGATGCAGTGCATTCAGGTGGACAGCCCAAGTCATCAATATCTCGCAGGTACTTCAATGATACCTACGCACAACAGTGAGCTTGCCGCAGCGATAGCGCTGTATCTGCTTTACGCCGACAACGAGCCATCCGCCGAGGTATACGGTGCGGCAGCAGACCGTCAGCAGGCTTCTATCGTGTTTGAGGTTGCAAAGCGAATGGTAGAATTAACGCCTGCGCTCCTGAAACGCTCCAAAATTATGGCGGCAACAAAGCGGCTTGTGAACTACAGCAATGTGGGATTTTATCAGGTTTTATCGGCGGAAGTCGGAACAAAGCACGGTCTGAATGTATCTGGGCTTGTTTTGGATGAGCTTCATGTGCAGCCTAATCGAAATTTAGTGGATGTTCTCACAAAAGGTTCCGGCGATGCACGTACTCAACCGCTGTACTTTCTTATCACAACTGCCGGAACTGACAGGAATTCTATCTGCTTCGAGTACCACACAAAAGCGCAGGATATTCTGAAAGGACGGCGCATTGATCCGTCTTTTTATCCGGTTATTTATGGGCTTGATGACGGCGACGACTGGAACGCAGAAGAATCGTGGTACAAAGCAAATCCCTCGCTGGGTCATACTATCACAATTGACCGTGTGCGGGATGCGCACCGTGAGGCACTCACAAATCCGGCGGAAGAAAATGTATTCCGTCAGCTTCGTCTTGATCAATGGGTTGGCAGTTCAGTTGCATGGATTCCGGAGCATATTTACGACAAAGGAAATATTCCGATTGATTTGGAATTGCTCCGTGGGCGAGAGTGCTATGCAGGACTTGATCTTTCCAGCACAAGTGACATAACCGCTTTTGTACTGGTGTTTCCACCTCTCCACGAGGGTGATAAATACATCGTTGTTCCTCATTTCTGGCTGCCGAGGGATACGCTCAACCTACGTGTCCGCAGAGATCACGTTCCCTACGATGTGTGGGAGCGAATGGGACTTTTCCACATCACAGAGGGCAATGTTGTGGACTATAACTTCGTGCGAAAAACGGTCAACCAACTGCATGAGATCTATAACATCAAAGAAATCGCAGCAGACCGCTGGAATGCCACACAGCTAATTACCGATTTACAAGGCGATGGATTTACCGTTGTTCCTATGGGAATGGGCTTCAAAGATATGTCGCCGCCGATGAAAGAGCTGTACAAGCTGCTGTTAGAGGGAAAATTTATTCACGGCGGCAATCCTGTTTTGCGGTGGATGGCTGGAAATGTTGTTGCGGAAATTGATGCGGCGGAAAATATCAAGCCGAGCAAGAAAAAATCCACTGAAAAAATAGACGGCATTGTGGCATGGATCATGGCGCTTGATCGCTGTATCCGTCATGAGATGCAGGGCAGCGTTTATGATGATCCCGACCATGATCTGGTCATTATTTAAGGAGGGCGATAATATGGGATTTATGAGTTGGCTTGGATTCGGAAAGCCGAGAGACGCGCCGAAAATCCCCGATATTTCGGACAATGTCCGTGATTCGGGTAATCTGTTTGTTTTCGGCATGACGCACAGCGGTGAGCGTGTGGACGAGCGAACTGCAATGCAGATCGTAACCGTTTATGCCTGCGTCAGACTGCTCTCAAATACGATCGCAGGACTTCCCCTGCACCTCTACAGATACACCGGCAAGGGCGAGGATAAGGAGTTAGCGTTCGATCATCCGCTATATAAAATTTTGTATCGTCAGCCCAATCCCGAAATGAGTTCCTTTTCATTCTGGGAGGCTCTGATGTGCCATTTATTGCTGTGGGGTAACGCCTATGCGCAGATCGTCCGGGACGGCAAAAACGGCATTTTAGGGCTGTATCCGCTGCTGCCGGAGAATGTGGAGATCGACCGTGACAAAAATGGAAACCTATTCTACACTTACCACGCTTACACAGACGAAAAGCCCGGCGAGCATGACAAGGACATCATTTTTCAGCGTGATGAAATTCTTCACATTCCGGGTTTGGGATTCAACGGACTGGTGGGATTTTCGCCCATTGCCATGATGAAAAATGCGCTGGGTTCGGCAATGGCAGTGGAGCGATACGGCAATGCTTTCTTCAAAAACGGCGCGCAGCCTGCCGGAGTTCTGGAGCATCCGGGGGTTCTCAAAAATCCTGAGAAGATCAGGGAGAATTGGTCACGAGTTTACGGCGGTGCAAGAAATGCTCATCGCATTGCAGTTTTAGAGGAGGGCATGTCCTACAAACCGATCTCACTTCCGCCCGAAGATTCGCAGTTTTTGTCGACTCGTGAATTTGACGTGGAGGAGATCTGCCGTATGTTTCAGGTACCGCCCCATCTGGTGCAGGACTTGAAACGCAGCACTTTCAACAACATCGAAAATCAAGGCATCGCATTTGTGCAGTATTCCTTGATGCCGTGGATCATCCGCATTGAAAAGGGCATTATCAAAGATCTGCTTTTAGAGGAAGAACAGGATATTTACTTTCCAAAATTCAACGTGGACGGACTGATGCGCGGCGACTATCAATCCCGCATGAACGCTTATGCGATCGGTGTGGGAAATGGCTTCTTTTCGCCAAATGATGTGCGCCGTCTTGAAAATATGGATTTGATTCCCGACGAACAGGGCGGCAATGATTTCTACCTCAACGGGAGCTACAATAAATTGCAGGATGCGGGTGCGGCATATGCCGTAAATCAGCCGAAAACAAACGATAATACGTCAGAAAATGAAGAATAATGGAGGAGATAATATGCAGAAATTCTGGAACTGGATCCACGATGACAGCGGCGGCAGGGTTCTCCGCCTTGAAGGACCTATCGACTCGGAGTCGTTCTGGGGCAATGAGATCACGCCGCAGGATTTCCGTGACGAGCTGTACGCAGAGGAGGGAGACATCACTCTTTGGGTCAACTCGCCCGGCGGCAACGTTTTTGCGGCAGCCGAAATTTACACGATGATTCGGGATTATCCGCACAAGATCACTGTGAAAATTGCAAGCATCGCAGCATCGGCAGCAAGCGTGATCGCAATGGCTGGAGATACCGTGCAGATGTCACCGATAGCTTTGTTAATGGTGCATGATCCGTCCACAATCGCTATGGGAAACGCCAAGGACATGGAAAAAGCAATCAGCACTTTGAATGAAGTCAAGGAGAGCATTATCAACGCATACGCCGCAAAGACGGGACTTTCCCGAAGTAAAATTTCAAAGCTGATGAGCGATGAGACATGGATCAATGCGAAAAAAGCTGTGGAGTTAGGCTTTGCGGATGAAATTCTCTTTGACGAAAAATCGAAAGAAAAGCCCGATGATGAGCCGGAAGAACCCGACAAGCCGGATGAGGAAGGCGGTGACGATGAAGGAGATGAAGAGAAAAAAGAACCTGACAAGGAGAAGAAGCCGTTTAAGTTGGACACCGATGCCCTTTGGCAGTACAGTACCCGTATCATGGGACAGACCATTCTGGGAAAAATCGGCGCATACTGCAAAAATCCGGACGAAAACAACAGTGCCGATAACACGCCGAAATCTTCCGAGAAAGGGCTGACTGTCACAATGCCGGATATGCCTGTGATCGGCATGGACGGCAAAACTGCTGACGGCTCTATGCCGTATGAAATTCTTAGGAAACAGCTTGCTTTCATGAAATAAGCGGGCTGTTATTTTTATGCGATACCGGAAAATTCCGGAGAAATGGAGAAAAGATATGAGCAAAATTATGGAACTTCGCAGCAAACGAAATACCCTGTGGGAGCAGACAAAGGACTTCCTTGAAAAACACCGTGGCGAGAACGGTCTTGTGGAAGCTTCCGCTGTCGAGCAGTACAACAAGATGGCAAGTGAGGTGCAGGCTCTCGGCGCAGAGATCGAGCGTCTGGAACAGCAGGCTGCCGTGGATGCTGCGCTTTCTGCACCAACTTCAAAACCTGTCAACAATGCGCCCAATCAGTCTGCATCCAAAGCGGAGGGAACTGCAAGTGACGAGTACAAAAACGCCTTCTGGGATATGATCCGCAACAAGGGAGATCAGTTCGCCGTCCGCAATGCCCTTTCTGTCGGCGAGGACACCGAGGGCGGCTACACTGTTCCCCCGGAGTTTGAACGCCGTCTGATTCAGGCTCTTGAGGAAAACAACATCTTCCGCCAGATGGCGACTGTCATCAAGACAAATTCCGGCACTCGCAAAATTCCTATCGCCAACGATACGATGGAGGCCCAGTGGATCGACGAGGGCGAGGAGATTCCCGAAACTGATACAAAGTTCGGACAGACAACCCTTTCCGCTTACAAACTGGGTACGATGATCAAGATCAGTAACGAGCTGCTGCACGATTCCGCTTTCGACCTTGCAAGCTATATCGCCACTCGTTTCGGCGTAGCAATGGGAAATGCGGAGGAGCGCGCATTTTTCACAGGTGACGGCGACAAAAAGCCTCTCGGAATCCTTGCGGAAACAGGCGGCGCAGAGCTTGGTGTAACTTCTGCATCTCAGACGGCGATCACTTTTGATGAGATTTTCGACCTCTACTACAGCCTGAAATCGCCCTACCGCCGCAATGCGCAGTTCATCTGTAACGAGACGCTTCTTCTCCAGCTTATGAAGCTGAAGGACAAAAACGACAACTATATTTGGAAGCCCAGCCTTGATATCGCCAAGCCCGATACCATTCTCGGCAGACCTGTCCACACCAGTTCCTTCATGCCCACAGTCGGCAAGGGCGAGCGTGTTCTTCTCTTCGGCGACCTGAAAAATTACTGGGTTGCCGACCGTCAGAACCGCACCTTCCGCCGCCTGAACGAGCTGTATGCACGCACAGATCAGGTAGGCTTTATGACGACTCAGCGTGTGGACGGCAGGCTGATCCTGCCTGAATCCGTTAAGGTTCTGAAAATGGCAGGAAGTAAGGCGACTACAGGCGGTACAACCTGATAAGAACGGAGGGCAGCTATGAGTTTGCTTTCACTGCCGGAAACGAAAAATTATCTCCGTGTTGACAACTGTGAGGATGACAAGCTCATCCTCACGCTGATCGACACTGCGCATCGGCTTGTAATGGATGTGGGGCGCATGGACGAAAAGCAGCTTGCAGAGAATGAGGAAACCTCACGTCAGGCTATGCTTTACACAGTTTCCTACCTCTACGAAAACCGAAATACTGCGGATTTTCACAAGCTGACTCTCACCTTGCGTTCCATTTTATTTGCACAGCGTGAAGGAGTGATTTAGTGGAAATCGGGAAATTAAATCAGCGTATCACGATTTTAGCGCAATCGACACATGTCGATAACATTGGAAATCACAAGGCTCAGTGGGAGGAATTATTCTCCTGCTGGGCTGCTGTTTCGGTGAAAAACTCGGCTGAAAATTCCGATAACGGCACTACAAAAGAGGTGCAGACATTGCAGTTTATGATCCGGCAAAATAATATGACAATGGGAATTACTACAACTGCAAACCGCATTTCTTTTCGTGGTATTCTGTATGATATTATCGGAATATCGCCAAATTATGAGTATCGTGATTATCTGAAAGTCACTGCAAAAGCAAGGAAAGCAGGTGCTTCTGATGACCAGTATTGACGATATGGCTGATGAAATTATGAAAGGCTTACAGGAATATGCAGACCTTGCGGATACTGCCATGAAAAAGGCAGTCCGCAAGACTGCCACATCTGTTAAAAATGAAATTTCTGCAAATGCTCCGAAACGAACAGGAAAATATGCGAAAAGCTGGACGACGAAAAAAGTCAAGGAGAATAGCCATTCTCTTGAAATTACCGTCCATTCCAAAGACCGCTATCAGATTGCACACTTACTCGAAAAGGGACACGCTAAGCGGAATGGTGGACGAGTTGCAGGCAAGCCGCATATTGCTCCTGCAGAGGAAAACGGAGTAGATTTATTGGAATCGCTCATTGAAAAGGAGTTGTCATGAGTTACGAAGAAATCAACGAAATGATGCTTGAAATGGGGCTGCCCTTCGCATACCACCATTTTGCCGAGGGCGAAAGTCCGAAGCCGCCTTTTCTGATTTTTCTGTCACCGGGCGAGCATACTTTTTCGGCGGATAATCGGATGTATCACAGCTTCAAAAAGCTGGATATTGAACTGTATACCGATGAAAAATCTCCCGAAACAGAGGCGGAGATCGAAGCTGTTCTGCGGCATCATCACATTTTTTACAACAAAACCGAAACATGGATCGCATCTGAAGAGATGTATGAAGTGTTATACGAAATGGAGGTTTGAGCTATGGAAAAAAATAAGATCAAATTTGGTCTGAACAGAGTGCATTGGGCGAAAATTTTGTCTTATGATGAAGATGGAATGCCTGTATATGCTGCGCCGGTCAGGCTGCCCGGCGCTGTATCGCTAAGCATTGACGCAAGCGGCGAAAATGAGCCGTTTTTTGCCGATAATTGCGTGTATTATATGTGCAACAATAATTCCGGATATGAGGGGGATTTGGAGATTGCCCTCGTAACTACTGATTTTGCAACGGAAATCCTGGGGCAGAAACTGGACAGCAAGGGCGTTCTTGTGGAAAGCAATGATGCGGAAGTTGCCGAGTTTGCGTTGTTTTTCGAGTTTGAGGGCGACAAGCATAAGATTCGCCATGTGATGTATCGTTGTTCTGTGGCGCGTCCTGCAACGGAATCTGCAACTACTGAGGATTCCAAGGAAGTAAAGACGGAGTCCCTGTCGCTGACCGCTTCGGCTCTCGAAAATGGGCTTGTAAAGTCAAAAAGCTGCGAGGCAACGGACAAGACGGTTTATGATAACTGGTACAAATCTGTCTATATTCCGACTTTTTCAACCGCTAAGACGCCTGCCAAAACAACATCTTAATGGAGGTACAGTATGGCTATCAAGAAAAATATTATCGTAGACGGAATCGAAGTACCGTTCAAAGCGAGCGCCGCTGTGCCTCGTCTTTATCGTCTGAAATTTGGTCGTGATATCTATAAAGATTTTGCTTCTTTGCAGAAAAATGTCAAAGAGGGTGATGAGGAAAACTCCACGCTTGACATTGAAAGTCTGGAGGTTTTTGAAAATATAGCCTTCGTAATGGCGAAACACGCAGACCCGGAGAACGTTCCCGATAATCCCGATGACTTTTTGGAGCAGTTCAACACGTTCAGTATTTATGAAATTCTTCCGCAGCTTATTGAATTGTGGGGACTGAATACCGCCACGCAAGTGGAATCTAAAAAAAACATCGCAAAACTGACCGCCCGATGACGACTCCGCTTTTCCTCCTGAGATGCAAACAGCTCGGTCTTTCGATGACCGAGCTTGATTTGCTGACAATTGGTTTGATTAATGATATGTTCAGTGAACGTGAGCGAGATGATGAAAAATGGAGCATTCTTGCAGATCAGGATGCGATGGACAAATTTTAGAAATATATCAACCAATAATCTTATATTTTTCATTTATCTCCATAATGACCACGGCAACTGACAATATAAATTCTGTCACCTTCAACATGATATACAAGGCGATCCTTTTCATTAATTCGCCGACTAAATTCT